ATGGCCAGCGTCACCGAGTTGTTGGTCGGGTACTGCGGGTTGAGGCCCGCGCCCACCACGTAGTCGGAGACGGTCACGTCCGGGATCGTGCGGATCTTGACCTGCGCGCCGAAGCCCGTGATCTCGCCCTCGTAGTCGGTCGAGGCGATCTCGCCGAACACGGTGGTCTTGTAGAACTTCTCGACCAGCTTGGCCGAGTACAGTTCCGGGTTGAAGTTGATGGTGCCTGCCGGGCCGTAGTCCGGAAGACCCGATGCGATGGGAACGCCCATGGTGTGCTCCTGTGCGAAAGGCGTTGCCGGTCACCTACCGGCGCGGGAGCCTCAACCTCGCTTCGAACTCTGCGCGTTCCTTGTCCGTCACGAATCCGACATCACCGGGCTTCTTGGTTGCTGAGCGCTTGAAGAAGTCCTTGATCTCGGCCTGAGTCGGGTAGCCCGTTCCGGCGCCACGCGGCAGTTGGGGAGGGGTGTCACCACCAGTCGCTCCGCTGCCGCTTGGTGCAATCGGGGGTTCCGGCACCTGCGGGGCGGCCGCAGCCGCTTGCGCGAGGTATGCCTGGAACATCTTCACCACCTTCGGCGCGTCGAGACGCGCGCAATGGCGAGTGAGGATCTCCTGCCGAACCAGTCCAGTCGCTGCGTCTTCCTCGTCCAGCCAGGTCAGCCAGCCCTCGTCTTTGTCGAGGACTCGGTAGTTCGGGACGGCCTCTTCAACGGCCTCTTCGAACTCTCGCACCTTGCGCGCCGCTTCGGCTTCCGAGTCCTCCTGCTGCCGGGTGAGCAGCGGCTTGATCTCGGCGGTCACCGTCTCGCGAGCGACCTTCATCGCTGCGTTCACGGCGGCCTGGGCCATCGCGGTTGCGTCGTCTTCGCCGAGGTTCTTGATCTGCTCGGGTGTGAAGAACTCCGCGAGGTTGATCGTGGCCTGGGGCGTCGAGGTGGGCGTCGCCTGCTGCAGACGGAGGATTTCCGTTCGCAACTGATCGTTTTCCTGACGGAGCGTGCCGATCGCTGCCTTGTGCTCGTCCTCTCGGGCGCGGAGTCGACCGGCGACGGCTTCGAAGCGATGCTTCCAGTACGTCGGGTCGCTGTGCCGCGGATCCTCGGGCGGGTTGGGCGCCTTGGGTGTGTTGGCGTCAGGGACGGCGGCCACAGGTGCGTTCGGTTCATCCGAGGGCGCCACTGGTGCCGTGGGCTCCGGGTCGGCCAGATTCGGGGTGCGCGGGGTGGTAGCCGCCGCAACACGCCGCACAACGGCGCGAGGGAGTCGCGTTTCATTCGAAGGCTGTGAAGCCTGCTGCATGTGGGTTCTCCGAGGTCCGGGGCGCGATCAGCGTCCGGGGAATCGGTTGCGTAGGGGGCCGGAGGCGAGCCCTACTGTTGGTGCGGTACGGGGCGAGCCTGTGAGGTGACAGGGGCCCCGTTCCGGGTCAGCTTCTGCTCGGCCTGTGCGATGTCGGCGATCAACTCGTCGACTGCGAGAGCCCGTCCTTGCCAGCGGAGAACCTCTTCCCCGGTGGTGGATCGCAGCTTGTCGTTGCACTCGGTCTGCTTGGCTTGAAGCAACTGCAGCAGACGGCGGCCATCTGGTGACTTGGACAGTCGCGCCAGGAAGGCGAGGTCGTCAGTGCTCAGTCGCATGCGTGACGATTCTATGCTCTCAGGTTATGAAATCGCAAGTCATCCATCCAATTCGATCTGACGGGCAAGCGCTTCGGCGCGCGTGCGGTTGATCTCCCGCTTGCGTAGGTCGTCCAGCTGCGTGCGAACCTTCGTCAGTTCATCGGTTCGGGCTGTCAACAACTTCTCCAATGCCGCCATCTGCTTCGTAAGCGCTTGCACCGCCCCTTCAACGAAAGCCGTCATCTCCTGCTCCAGTCGAACCACCGGATCCACCGCTGCCGGCGCGGCGGCCGGCGCCGCAGGGGTGGGCGCGGCGGCGGCGGCGGCGGCGGCCGCAGGGGCAACCGCCGGAGCGGCAACCACTTGCGGAATCGGGAGGTCGATCTCCGATGCCGTCACCGGCGCAACCCGAGCCTTGACCTCTCCGATGCCTGTACTGCGCGGCTTCGTCCTCTCCACCAAGCCCTTCAACAAGGGACTCGGCGCAGCCTTGGCAACCTCAGCGGGCGCTTCCTCGTGCTTGCGCTTGCGCTTGATCGGCTTGAACCGGACATTGCGGTTCTCGCCCAGGATCTCGGCGGCGTTGTACTGTGAGACGGTGATCTCGACAGTGCTGCCAACGAATGACGGGGTGCCGCCCGCGGGCGACTGCGCGATGACCTGACCCGCCGGCGCCTCGGTGGTCAGCACCAGCGTCACCGTCGCCAGCAGGCCTGCGGCGTGCAGCGCGGTCTCAGCGGTCTCTTGATCGCTGCCGACGACATCCGGCACCGTGGTCGGCGTCACGGCACGCGGGTTGCCCACGGCATTGAGCACCGCTTCGACCGTGATCGGCGCGGTGACATCCAGCAGGAACGGGCCGCCGGCCAACAGGTCGCCGGTCAGCACAGCCGTGGCGGTGGCTGCGATCGCCCCGGAGGTCTCCACGGTGAACGGGCCGCCGGCCAGCAGATCCCCGTTGACCGTTACGGTGCCAGTGAGCGCGACAGGCGCCACCAGCACGAGGTTGAACGGTGCGACGAACTGCAGCGAACCGGAGATGCTGAACGCCCCGGCCACCGCAAGCGGGACGGTGGGTGCAAGGTTGAACGGGGCGACGTAGGTAAGACCGCCCTGCGCCTGCATGGCACCGGCCAGCGGGATCGCTCCGGTGGGCGTCAGTGTGAAACCGCCGGGCGACCCGTAGACGAGATCGCCGGACACCTGGGAGGCTGCTCCGAGCGACACGACCCCGCTCGGGGCAATCTGCCATGCAAACCCCACGTCACCTGCGGCGGCCAGCGCACCATCAAGCGCAAGAACCCCGGACTGCGCAAGAGCCCACGAGAAGCCGATGTTCCCGGACGGGCTGAACGCTCCCGCGAGTGCGATGGCACCGGTCGGTGACAAGGCCCAGGCAAGGCCTAGATTACCCACCACCGTTGCAGTGCCTGTAGCGGCGATCACGCCGCTCTGTGCCAGTGCCCACGCAAGACCCAGATCGCCAGCGACCGCCGCCGACGCCGCCACCGCAACGGCGCCGTTCTGCACGAGGGTGAGCGCCGACGTGGTGCTGATGTCCCCGGCAACGGTCAGCGCGGCGGCCACCGGAGTGATGTCCAACGGCGCGACGAGCTCAAACACATCGCCGCCGGTGTCAACGTCTCCGGAAACTGCCAGTGCGCCCGCGATGTTGATAGGCGTCGTCTGGGTCAGCACAATGTCGGTGACGAGAACCGTGCCGAAACCGAACGGCCACAACGCCACTGCGGAGGTAAAGCCTCGCGCGGCGGCGATTGTGAGGTCCGCGTCGGTGGTAGCCGTACCTGCGATGCTCAACGTGCCGCTCTGCGCCAAGGCGAACGGGGCAACGTAAGTCAGATCGCCGGCCACCGCGGTCGCGCCCGCCACTGCAAGCGCCCCACTCTGCGCCAAGACGAACGGAGCGACGTAGGTCAGATCACCGGTCACCGCGGCCGTGCCCGCCACCGCGAGCACACCGCTTTGCGTGATGGTGGCCGGAGCAACGTAGGTCAGATCACCGGCCAGCGCCGCCGCGCTGGAAATGCCGATCACGCCACTCTGCGTGAGTACGATCTGGGCGGTGATCCCCAGATCGCCCGACAGTGTGGGCACGCCGGTAATGGCGATCGCGCCGCTTTGCGTCAGCACCGCCGGCGCAACGTAGGTAAGGTTCCCCGATAGCGCAGCTACGCCCGCGAGCCCGATTGCTCCGGTCTGGGCGAGGGTGAACGGCGCGACGAAAGCCAGGTCACCCGTGATGGTGACTGCACCGGTGGCGGCAACCGCGCCCGACTGGGTGAGCGTGAGCCCTGAAGCAGCCGCGCCAAACCCGAACGGCCATGGCGCGGCAGCGGACGTGAAGCCGCCGGCAGCAGGCGCCGGGGTGTTGATTGGGATGGGGTACCCGACACCCGGCAGGAGCCGCTTCTTGTATGGGCGCCCGCCAATCCGATTGGCCATGCGTTACCTCACCCGCGCAGGGTCGTGAACGTCCCGGTGTACGTGGTGGCGGTCGTCGCGCTCTTGCAGATTTCGAGGAACGCCAGACAGGCGTCGTCGAAGATGCGCTCCAGGCTGATCGAGGTCGTCAGACCGTCTTTCTCACACACGAAGTTCGCAATGCCGCAGGGCATGAAGGCGATCGGGTGGCCGATGGTGAAGTCGATCGCCCCGGTTGCAACGGCAGCGCTGCACTGCATCTGCGTGAGGTTGCGGATGCCCGTGTCGCCAGAAGCCAGTGGGCAGAACCACGTTCCAACCGGCTGATCAAGCCGGTTAACGATGTTGCTGCTGTTGCCAGTCACGCTTGGAAGCGTCGCGCCTGTGTTGTTCGACTGATCGGTGTAGGTGCAAACGGTCCAGTTGTGGGCCGTGGCCGCCAGCGCAGTGCGGCACTCGATCATCAGGAAGTTGTTCTCGGCAGAGTCCGCTGCGCCTGCAGTGGTGCTTTGGTAGCGCGTAGGCACTCCGGTCACAGCCTCTGTCGTCGACGAGTTCATCGTCTTGGTGACGCTGAACAGGCGGTCGTACAGCAGCAGCGTGTTCGCCGCAATCGACGCGATCGGGTTTCCGAAGACGAAGTGCTGCGTGCCGCTCGACGGGTTATCGAATGCCCATGAGCCGGTCGTCGCGTCAGTCGGCACGGTTCCGCCAGGAGCAGCCGCAGCGGCAGAACCGGCGGCCGGCTGCGAGCCGACGAACCACAGCGTGTTTGTCGCACCAACGACTCCGGTCGTCCCGGCCTTGTTGAAGCTGAAGGTGCGGTTGCCACCGCCGAAGTAGGCCGCCAGCGCCTGGTCGAGCGAACCGATGGAGCCCGACTGCCGGCGCCCGCGAGCCATGCGGGCGCGCTGCATGCGATGGTGCCTGCGGATGATGTCCTCGGCACGGTCGATCGCGGACACCTCGTAACCGGCATCAATGGCGCCGA